AGAAGTTTAGCAGGAACAATGACTAAGCCGTTATTTAAGGAAGGGATTGCGTTTCAAATGAATAGTAGATTCTTAACGGATATAAATTGCGACTTACCTACATTAGCTCCTCTATGTGATTTTACTGTAGGTGCATTTCCAAACCCTTCAACTGTTCAAATAAAAGGAGCTATAATTAGTAGAGATGGGGGATTTAACGCTAATGATACAAATATATTTCCTAATTTATCAGCTTCTGATTTACCTTGTGATTGGGATAATAATATAGGTATTGCTAATACTTTCGTTGGGGGAGCTTTAAATAATGATGCAGAAGTCGAAACCAATATTGTAACTCAAGGCACGGCAGTAGATTTAAACGGAACTTTTACAGCTATAGATTTACAACATTTTGATAGTCCTGCTAATGGAAGACTTAGACACATAGGTATTAATCCAAGAGAATTTACAGTTAATTGGGACTTCTTAATAGATGGAAAGGACAATGATAACTACGAGTTATTTTTAATAAAAATAGATACTCAAGCTAACGTATCTGTAGAATATGCTCAAGTAAGAACAGTCAACAACTTTCAAGGAGGTAGAGATGTTGGTATTTGGTCGGGTCAGACTTCGGTTATACTAAATCAAAACGACATTATATTTTGGCAGATAGCAAACCTATTAGATAACGATGACTGTACTTTAGAAGTAGATTCTACTTGGTCAGTAAAAGAAAGATAAAATAAATAAATATGGCAACAATTAAAGCTTATTATTGTAAGGAAAAAAACACCTATGTACCGGAACCATGTGATTGCAAAACTTGTCCGGAATATTGGAAACAAAAGTACTAACTAACGAAAAGCTTACATAATACTAAAATACAAGTATTATTAATCGAATAACACAATTATTTTAAAACACAAAAATTTATGAACGCAAAAGAAACTTTAAACAAGATTAAAGTAGCTTTAGGGATTCAAGTAAGTTTAGAGACAATGAAGTTGGAAAACGGAGTTGAAATCGAAGCTGAAGTATTTGAAGCGGGATACGAAGTATTTATTATCACGGAAGGTGATAAAGTTGCTTTACCTGTTGGAGAATATGTTCTTGAGGATTCTAAAGTTTTGGTTGTAGTAGAGGAAGGTATTATCTCTGAAATTAAAGAAGCATCGGAAGAAGCTCCTAAAGAAGAAGAAGAAGTATCAGAACCTGAGCAACCAATGGCTGAGCCTGAATTGGCAGCAGAAAATGCTACTCCTAAAAAAGTAGTTGAGTCTGTATCAAAGGAAACACATTTCTCTCAAGAGGATATTGATGTATTAAATGCACGTATCAAAGAACTTGAGGCCGAATTGCAATTATCTAAGGTAGAGGTAACCGAAGAAAAAGAAGAAGTTGAATTAGCAGCTATACCTGTTGTTCACAATCCTGAAGTAAAAACAGAGTCAAAGAAAAAATTTCACTTTGAATCACAAAAAAGAAACATGACAACGCAGGACAGAGTCTTTGCAAAATTATTTAAAAACTAAAAATCAATTATGGCAACAACAACATCAATTACAACAAGTTATGCAGGCGAAAGCGCAGGAGAATTTATCTCTGCAGCTTTATTGTCAAATGACACTATCGCAAAAGGGGGTTTAACAATTAAACCAAACATTAAATTCAAGCAAGTCGTTAGAAATCTTTCAACAGATGGATTATTAGCAGACGCTACATGTGACTTTGCTGACACATCAACTATTACTCAAGTAGAAAGAATACTTGAACCAAAAAGCCTTCAAGTAAATCTTGAGCTTTGTAAAGCTGACTTCAGAGATGATTGGGATGCAATCCAAATGGGTTATTCTGCTCACGACGTTATGCCAAAATCTTTCTCTGATTATTTAATCGGATATGTTGCAGCTAAAGTAGCAGCTCAAAACGAAGTAGCAATATGGTCAGGAGCAACAGGTACAGGTGGAGAGTTCAACGGATTTGAAACTTTATTAGCATTAGACGCTAATTTGCCGGCTGCACAAGAAGTAGCAGGAACTACTGTAACAGCAGCTAACGTTGTTGCTGAATTAGGAAAAATCGTAGATGCTATTCCTACTCAATTATATGGAAAAGAAGATGCATATATCTACGTATCAAGCAATATCTACAGAGCTTATGTAAGAGCTTTGGGTACTTTAGGATTTGTTGATAGATTCAACAACCAAAACATGGGAGATGTTATGTTTGATGGTGTTAAGTTATTCGTAGCGCCGGGCATGTCTGACAACACAGCTATCTTCGCTCAAAAATCCAACTTATTCTTCGGTACAGGATTAATGAATGATACTAATACTGTTAAGGTTTTAGATATGGCTGACTTAGATGGTTCTGAGAATGTAAGATTCATTATGAGAATGACTGCAGGTGTTCAATATGGTAACGTTTCAGATATCGTAACTTACGGAATTACCAACGCAGCTAACTAATCATAGCGGTAGTTAGTAACTAACAACAAACCAATTGAAGGGGATGGGTTAATTCCTTCCCCTTTTTTTATTAACAATAATTTAAAAAAACAAAAGTATGGCATGTGATTTAACAACCGGACGAGGGACAGCGTGCAAGTCAGTCGGCGGTATCAAACATATCGAAATTGCTAATTGGACATCAGCGGCAGCAGCTGCAACTTTTGCAGCAGACGGTTCAATATCAGCTTTAGGGGCATCAACTACCTTTTACAAGTATGATGTTCGTGGGAGCGGCAATTCAATCGATGAGACAGGGGAATCCTCAAGAGATAATAACTCAAAATATTACACAATTTCAGGGACTATCCAACTACCTTATCAAGATGAATTAACTACACAAGAATTGGAGATTGTTACAAGTACAAGATGCTTCGTAATAACTGAGGATTATAATGGTGTTAGAAAACTTTATGGATTAGATGATGGCTGCGATATATCTGTATCAACAGCTTCAGGAGCGGCTATGGGTGATTTTAATGGTTATACCTTAACTATTAACGGAATGAATCCTAAGATGGCTCAAATGGTTGATGGGGCTTCTAATGTAGTAATGTCAGGAACTCAAATAACACCAAACTAATATGGCTTGTGATATTTCAAAAGGAAGGCTCGTTCCGTGTAAGACTCAGGGAGGCCTTAAAGCAATATTCTTTATAAATTTTGTAAGCGGATTATACGAGGATTTAGAGTTGGACGCAACAGATGAAACAGTGAACGGTTTTTCTTCAGCAAACTACTCATTATATAAGTATGACTTAAGAGGTCAGAATACAATGGACGAATCTAACGAAGTAAGTGGAGATAACTCTACTGCTTTTTGGACGGGGAGCGGGACGCTTCAATTAGCGAACCAAGACGCAACAACACGTAAAGAAATGAAGTTGATGGCTTATGGTCGTCCTCATGTGATTACTTTAGGTTGGGACGGCGTTTACAAACTATATGGAGCTCAGAATGGTTGTGATATATCTGCGGGTACTGCATCAGGAGCAGGAATGGGAGATTTTAATGGTTACAATTTAACTATCACTTGTTCTGAAAAAGAACCTGCTTTTATAGTAGACCCTGCGATTATCGGAGACGGTTTTGAAACTACCATTGTAGCAGGAGTGTAATCTAAATAATAGTAATGATTATGAGAAAGTCTTACAGAAATGTGGGGCTTTCTTTTTATATACAATCCTATACAATCTTCATCTTTTACAGTATTATTATAGTTAAACGAATAAACGAGTAAAAACACATGATAATCATACAAAATTCTGATTCTCCGAAATCTTCAACTTACTTAAAAATAATTCCGCGGGAATTTGGAGGGGGTGAGACTATCGATTTAACATTAACAGATAATGAATCAAAAGTACCTTTAACATTTACCTCTTCAGATTTCACAATGACTGTAGATGCAGATGGTTTAACTACTTTTGCTTTCGCAACAGGAATAGCAGGATTGGTAGATAACAAAACATATGATTTAGTAGCTACAGCATCGGCAACAGGGATAGTATTTAAGGGACAAGTTTATACTGCTACATCAGCAGACGACACTAAGATACAATCAAACAAGATAAGAGATAGCTTTACAGCAGCAAACACAACAAAGAATTCAACAGATAATAAATACAAAGTTTATGAGTAAAAAGAATAACAATACGGAATCGAGTATACACATAATCGAACTAAGTGCATACACCTCACCCGTAATAGAGGAGAACGGCCGAGGGGAATTTGTTGAGTATGGTACAGACAACTTGTATTTCAATTACTTAATAGACAGATATATTGGCTCAACTACAAATCAAGCTATAATAAATGGTATCACTAACATGATATATGGGAAAGGTATCGATGCTTTGGATTCTAATAAAAAGCCTGAGCAATATGCGGAGATGCGTAAATTACTAAAGCCGAGAGAATTAAGAAGAGTTATATCTGACCGAAAGAAATTGGGTATGGGTGCTTTACAAATATCTTATAAAGGCAAAAAAGTACACTCAGTTTTGCATTTCCCTATGGAAACTTTAAGAGCAGGAAAATGTAATGATAAAGGAGAAGTTGACACATGGTATTATCATCCCGATTGGAAAAATTACAAGCAAAGTGATAGCTTAAAAGCTTTCCCTGTATTTGGCTCTAAAGGTACAGGAAACGAGATACTAATTATATCCTCTTATTCAGCGGGGTTCAAATACTATACACCTGTAGATTACGCTGCGGCTTTGCCTTATGCATTATTAGAAGAAGAGATTGGAGATTATTTAATCAATGATACTTTAAATGGTTTTTCAGGGACTAAAGTTGTAAACTTTAATAACGGAATTCCAAACGAAGAGAAGCAAAGACAAATCAAAAGAGATGTGTTAAAGAAGATAACAGGCTCAAAAGGAGATAGAGTTATTGTTGCTTTTAATAATAATCAAGAATCAGCTACTACGGTAACAGATATGCCTCTTAATGATGCTCCTTCTCACTATCAATACTTATCTGATGAATGTAGAAATAAACTCATTACAGCTCACTCTGTGACTTCACCTCTGTTGTTAGGAATAAGAGATGGAGGAACAGGATTAAGTAGTAATGCGGATGAAATTAAGAACGCGTCTTTATTCTTTGATAACATCGTGATAAAGAATTACCAAAATGAAATAATAGAGGCTTTACAAGAGGTTCTTGCAGTCAATGATATTTCTTTAAAGCTATACTTTAGAACTATCCAACCTTTAGAATTTATTGATACAGATGGATTAGATGCTGAAACAAAAGAAGAAGAAACAGGAATAAAAATGTCTAAAGAGGGTGAAGATTTCAATGATGCAGAGATGTTAAATTCTTTAGAAGGAGAAACAATAGATTTAAACGAATGGGAATTAGTAGATACAAGAGAATATTCAGAAGATAACAAATCGATAACTGATTGGGTCAATTCTAAGATACGTGAGAAGCTCTCTATTGCACAAAAACTATCGAAGTATATAAAATCATCCCCAAACAGCGAAAGTGCCTTAGACAAGTCCTTTTACAAGATTAGATATACGTATCAAGAAAAATATAGTTCAGGTAACAGTAGAGAATTCTGTGAGACTATGATGAGTAGGACAGCAAATGGTATTGTATATCGTAAAGAAGATATAGACCAAGCTTCCTTCTCGGGAGTTAATAAATCTCACGGACACAAGGGCAACAATTACTCGCTTTTTAAATACAAAGGCGGAGTTAACTGTGGACATTATTGGCAAGAGGAACTTTACAGATTAAAATCTAAAACAGAAAAATACATATCTAAAGGAGAAGAGGTAAATTCTATTCCTGATTCATACGAAACCAAAGGAAAACAATACGAAGATGCTAAAATAGCACCTAAAGATATGCCTAACAACGGTAGACATCCAAACAACAAGAGATAAATGAAAGCAATTTTTATAACCAACGAAGATATAAAGAGGTACTCAATCCTTGATGGTAATTTAGATAACGATAAATTCGGGCAGTTCGTAGAGATTGCACAAGATATACATGTCCACTCTTATTTAGGAACAGACCTTTATAATAAGTTACAAGCTTTAATAATAGCGGGTGAGGTTAATGACCTCGGTAATGAGTATTACAAAACGCTTTTGGAGACTTATATCAAGCCAATGCACATTCATTGGTCAATAGTAGAGATTATGCCTTACATTGCGTATACGATAGCAAATGGAGGTGTATATAAGCATCAAAGCGAATCATCAGAATCAGCGTCAATGGAAGAGATTAACTCTTTAAAGGAATCCTCAAGAACAACTGCACAATGGTACACAGAAAGAATGATTAATTATCTGTGTGAGAATTCTGTAGATTTTCCTGAATATTCAACCAACTCAGGAGCAGACATTGACCCGTCACATGACCAACTAACAGGGGGATGGGTACTATAAAAAAGACATATTACAAACCGAGAGAAAAGCATGTTATTAAATTAAAAGCTTTTATAGAAAAGATAAAAGAAAAAACAGATGGCACTAAGTAAACCAAACTTCTCATTAATTCCTTCAGCTAAAAAAGCAGGGAAATTATATAGTCCTATTCCTTCAAATGGAGATGGGGACTTTACTTTTGCAAGAAATAGCGTAGCAACATTTACCAATAAAGACGGCTATTTAGAAACAGCTCCTATCGATGTTCCGAGATTAGACTACAGAGGTACAGAAGAAGTGCCTAATAAGAATTTACTACTTTATAGTGAACAGTTTGACAATTCGGGTTGGACGAAAGTCTCAAGTACAATAGAAACAAACACAGAAATAAGTCCCGACGGAACTATGACGGCTGACAAATGGAGCAGAACGACTGTTTCAAATAATAGACTTCAACAAAATACAACTAAATCAGCAACAGCTACTAAGTATTCTCTTAGTGTTTATGTTAAAAAGATTAACGAAGACTATTTTTCTATGAGAATGGGAGGTTTATATCCTGCAAGAGTAGACGTTATTTTTAACCTATCAAGCGGTACTATAGTTTCAGAAAATGCAATAGCCTTCACAGACTTAGTAAGCTCAATAACTTATGTTGGAAATGGTTGGTATAGATGTAGTGTCTCGGCTATAACAGACGCAACTACTTCACTCTCTTCTTTGTTTTCAGCTTCAGATAATCCTTTAGCTCAAGTAGACGGAGCAGGAACTTCAGATAATGCTTCTGTATTTCTTTGGGGGGCTCAATTAGAGTTAGGAGCAGAAGCCACGAGTTATCAGAAGAGATTTTTTGCAGATACAGTACTTATCTCAAATTTACTTACTTGTCCCGAGTTATTATTAGAAGAACGACGAATCAATACTGCTGACTATGGACAAACTTTTAACAACGCTGTTTGGATTGAGTCAAATTTAACTAAAGAATATAATAAAGCTATAGCTCCAAATGGATTGAACGAAGCTACTAAAATAACAATCTCGGGAGCATCTACCTCAAGTACATTAGTTAACTATGGGACTATAAACCTAAATAGCGACGCTGTGGTTAGCTTATTTGTAAAAAAAGATACAGCTCAATACATTTTAATTGATGTTCAAGGAGTTTATGGTGTTACTTTTGACTTTTTAAATGAAGAGGTTTTTCCTTTGGGGGCTGTAGATAATTATGGAGTCGAGAAATATAACGATGGTTGGTTTAGGATATGGTTTTATAAATCATCTACGGGAGCGGGTTCTCAAACTTACTCTATAAGATTTTCAGACGGAACGGGAGTCTTTGGTTTTCCGAGTGGAGACTCTCCTATAGGTAAGTCTGCATATATTTGGGGAGCTCAAGCTACTATCGGAACTTATCCCGTTAATTATATTCCTAACAACGGAGCGGGAAGTGTAACAAGAGAAGCAGACTTATGTTATGGAGCAGGAACGGTGGACACTTTTAACTCTTCTGAAGGTGTTCTTTATGCTGAGATTAGCGGGAGACAATGGAATGGGGCAGAGGCTTTATTGACAATATCAGACGGAACAACAGCTAACCGTATATATTTGAGATATTCCTCTTCTAACTTTCTTGCTGCTATAATAATAGCTAACGCTATCGAAGTTATATTCTCAACCCCTTTAGCTTCTTTAGGAGAGGTAACAGATATGAATAAAATAGCTATAAAGTACAAACAAAATGACTGTGCTTTATGGATTAATGGAGTAGAGGTTCTTTCGGATTTATCTACTTCAGCCTTATTTCCTTCAGGCACTTTAACGACGTTTGCTTTTGATAGTGGTTCAGGAAGTAATCGTTTTTACGGAAGAGTGAAAGACCTTAGATATTATAACACAGCTTTAGCAGACTCTGAGTTATTAGAATTAACAAAACAATAAAATGAAAACTTTTGACACGATTATTAGTAAGATGGGGACATTTGATACGATTAAAATATACAGCATTAACACACTCGCATTTTTATCAACGCTTAGCAATATTGACGCTGTACTTAAAACTGCTTTGCTTATGGTATCTATTGCTTACACTATTTTCAAGATAGTAGCTATAATAAAAAACGATTTGTTAAATAAAAACAAAAATGAAAATAACAGCTAATTTTGATTCTACAGAATTTGATTGCAAATGTGGTTGTGATATGCCTGAAGATGTTCTTGATAATATAAAGCTTTTAGCTTTAGAATTACAGAAGATAAGAGACTACTACAATAGAAGCGTACGAATCAATTCGGGTTATAGATGTGAAACATATAACAAGAAAATAGGAGGAGTAAAAAATAGTCAACACATTTTAGGAAAAGCCGCAGATATTGTTGTTCAGGATACCGAAGCTTTTGAAGTTTATGACGATGTTCTATATATGATTAAACCATGTGGTTTAGATATCGGAGGATTGGGCAAATATGAAACTTTTACTCATGTAGATATTAGAAATTCAGAAAAATTAATAACATGGGAGAATTAGAATTTACTGAAGAGGAATTATTATTGTTAAACTCACCACAAGAATTTTATAAGTGGTTATATAGCTTACATGAAGAAGTAGAGATAACAGATGTAGATGAATTATTAGAATTTTGGAAAGAAAAAAATAATGAGTGGAATGTTTCTACATTAATAACTTTCAAAAAATATATGTTAAATGAGTAAAGATAAATTAATTAAAAACGGAGGAAAAGGGACTAAAGTTGGTAACTTCCTCAGGAGTATAAACTTTAAAGACGTAGCTGCCGTCGTAGGGAGTGTCGTATCGGGAGATATTAAAGGAGCTGTAAATATACTAACCAATAGTGGAGACTTATCACCTCAGCAACTACAAATGGCTTTAAAAGAGCTTGAAATGGATGTTGTGGAAATGCAGGAGGTTACAAAACGATGGGAGTCAGATATGAACTCAGATAGTTGGCTCAGTAAGAATATAAGACCCCTGAGCTTAGCTTTTTTGACTGCAAGTCTATTTATATATATTGTATTAGATAGCTCCTTAGAAGGCTTTAAAATCAACTCTATGTGGATTGATTTATTGAGCTCATTATTACTATTAGTTTATGGAGGGTATTTTGGTATGCGCTCTGTAGAGAAAGTAGCACAAACATGGAAAGAAAAAAATAACTAAATAAATAAATTATGACACAAAAAATGAAAAGGGCTCTTGTATGGGTCGTATTAGCAGGATTAGTAATTACGGGATTAATTGCATTCTCAAGTTAATTAAATGTACTTAAGGGGCTAACGTCATGGTGACAATAGCTCCTTACTATTTTAATATAATTAGCTAACGTCATGTTTTGAGTCATAATAAGGAATAATTGAGAATAGTCCTTAATAAAGGAATTTATTTTTTTTAATAAAAAAAAATATATAATGAACAGGATGATTATAATAACTTTTTATTTCTTAGGAGCGATAATAAGGGAGGACAGCATCGAAGACCCTTATACCGTTAGATTATTAGGCTTTTTATTATATTGGATATCGATGTTATCTTCAATCATGTTCACATATGTTCAAAAGTAAACATATCATGTCTCAAGAAAAATTAGTACCTTCACGATGTTTATTTAAATAACTGAATAAGTCTTTTAAGGAATAAGGATTTCGAAAGAAATCTATACAGAACAAGATTTCCTTTAAAAGAAACATCTAAAAAAAGTAAACAGTATACAGGATAACTATAGGCTTTAATTAGCCTTTTAATTAGAATAAAAGACCTTGTCTAAAAGGGTTAAAAACTTCAACAATAATAATAACAATAAAAGTATCATATTTACATAATGGAAAAAGATATTATAAAACTGATTTGTCCTTCTTTTGTGGTTATCCCACGTAAGACTAAAAAGGATAAGAAAGTTTATATCAACATAAACATTTATAGGAATCTTCATTACTTAGTGGAATCTAAATGCAAGAAAGCTTTTAAAGAAGCTATCAGGGACCAAGTTGAAGGATTCACAATGGAAGGGGAAGTTGAGGTTACTTACCAAGTCTTCAAACATTCTCGAAGAAAAATGGATAAGATGAATGTTGTTAGTATTGTATCTAAGTATGCTTTAGACGCTCTTGTGGAGCTTAAATGCTTGCAAGATGATAATGATGACATAATAAAAACGGAGCATCTACTGCCTACCGTATATGATAAAGAAAACCCGAGGATTGAAATAACAATCTCTAAGGTAAAAATTTAGCCTGTTGCAAGGTTAAGAACTTGTTTGTTTTAGATAGGGGAGAGGCCGTCAAATACTCTCCCTTATTAAATTTTAGCGTTTTTTTAGTAACACGGAATAAAGATTATGTATATATTGCGGCATAATCAATTTAATTACTAATATGACTTTATTACAAAAACAAACTTATTACACTTGGTTTCAATGGTTAGGAAACTTCGCTGTTGGTATCTACGAAAAAGACCCTAAGAATAAACATGCTGCTAATATAGTATCCGCTTCAACCGCTATAGGATTATACGTTGCTCAATTAGAGCAAGAAAATGAAATGCTAAAACTTAAATTAATTAAGTATCAACAACTGAATGCAAAAAATAATTTGAAATAAATTTTTTTATATCAAAAATTATTTGTATATTGCACCAATAAATAATTAAACAATATTTTTTTATGGAAAAACAAACAAAACTTAATGTGGGACAAAAATTAGCTGTTATTCAAACAAATTTAAAAGCAGCTAAGGGACAAAGAAACACTTTTGGTAAGTACAACTACCGAAGTGCAGAAGACGTGTTAGAAGCTTTAAAACCTCATCTAAAAGAGCTTGAATGCTATGTGACTATTAACGAGAAATTATTACCTAATGATAGGATTCAATCCACAGCTAAACTATTCTGCGCTATAACAGGGGCTTATATTAAAGCGACTTCTATAGTAGGGGTTGATTTAGACCAAAAAGGGATGGCTACTGCACAACAATTTGGCTCTGCTTCATCGTATGGGAAGAAATATGCATTAGGGAATTTATTCTTAATTGACGATACTAAAGATGCGGATGCTACTAACACGCATAATACTACTCTAAGTAAGCCTGAATTAGTAGGTGATGCAATCGCTAAAGCACAAGCTTTTATAAAGGGTGGAGGTAATATAGAAACTATTAGAAGTAAGTATACTATATCTGCTAAAGTCATGAAAGATTTACAAAGTATTCAAAAAGGGTATTAATCATTAGGAGGAAGCCGAAAATCCTTAAATAGAGTAGGCAAAACAATTATTAAATAATTTTAAATTATGAGCGCATTAATTAATGTGAGTATCGATGTGGCAAGTTTGCCAAAAGCTAAATTTGTGGAAGGTAAAAATGGAAAAGTTTATTACAATTTCACGATTGCGGTTAATGATGAAACTAATGACTATGGTCAAAACGTATCTGCTTTTGACTATCAAACAAAAGAAGAAAGAGAAGCGAAGAAGCCGAAAACTTACATCGGTAATGGAAAAGTCGTATGGACCGATGGTCAATGTACTAAAGCTGAATGGGTAGAGAATCACCCTGCAGCAGGGAAAGAAACTCAGTCACCAAAAAAAGAAGTAGAAAGTGACCTTCCGTTTTAGGACCCATTAAATAAGTTGGGGGATACATAAAAGTATTCCCTGACTTTTTTTTATTAAAATAACAAACAAACAATCATGCAACAATTAAATAACGATGAAAAAGAAATATTAAGAATGACAATGGAACGATTGACTGAGGATTGTCTAATTGACCCTGCTGAAGAGTTATCGTACCCATTATCTGCACTATCTTGTGGCCATACAACAATGAAGACAAAAGAAGGGACCATCACATATCCAATCCCTATTGGGACTTATGGGAACTTTAGTTTTATACAAGCTCCACCAAAAACAAAGAAGACGTTCTTAGTATCACTGTTAGTAGCAACTT